TTCCCGTATTACTACAGACCATATGTTCTTTCATAAGTTTAGCAAGTAGGATTTGTCTATTATGATCCAAAAAAGATAGTTCACCTTTAGCTTTTGCATATTTCTTACCTAACTCTCTCAATTTGTGTATTTGTTGTTCTTGGTATTCTTCACTCATACATTTAACTCTCTCATATTTCTTGATTTAGCCCGTCTTATGTTTAGATGCTGAATAAAACTCATTACATCTTTTCCTGTAGCTACTGGAAATGTTTTTTTATTGTGTGGGAAATGTCCGTACTTCTGTTTGAAAGTATGACTAGCCCATCCTTCTTTATAACCTTTTTGACGACAATAGAATAAAAGTTGTGCGTAGAAATCTTGCTTGTCGTTTGCATTTGGTTTCATTTTTGGTAATTCTACTAACCTACCTTGTTGGACTAAAACAATCCTTTCTTTTTTAGTCGGGATTAAAGCACAATTTGGACAAGCATAATCATCACGATTTGGGGCATAAACAGTATCACAACGAACACAAGTAAAAGGTTGTTTTTCAATAGGTTGAGGGTCTTTTATTTTATCTTTAGTTTTAGGTTTTTTAGTAGATAGTGTCCAATTACCTGCATCTTCGGGAAATCCGTGTTCATACACACACCCCGAATGATCTATAATCAAAGTATCTTTTTTATTTGGATAAGGTCTTAAAGTTCTACCTATCATCTGTAAATACATAGGATAAGATTTTGTTGGTCTTGCTATTATCACGCAAGATATTTTGGGTTGATCCCATCCTTCCGTCAAGATTTGACAATTAGATAATATCTTAATTTTGCCACTATTCAGATTTGCTAATTGTGTTTCTCTATCTAATTCATTCATTTCACTATCAATATGTCCACTAGAAACACCATTTTGTCTAAATATGTTCGCAATATGTTTAGAATGTGCTATTGACGTTGCGAACACAACAGTTGCCCGATTTTCGCCATATTTAATCCAATGTGAAACAATATCACCAACTAATTTTCTTGTATTCATTTTTCTATCCAATGCTCTCTTTTCATAATCACCAGCTACAAGTCTAATTTTTTGTAAGTCGGGAATACTTGGGGCTACAATTCTATTTGGTACTAGATAACCTTGTGCCGTGAGTTCACGAATTGATCCACACTCAACTAATTCTTCATAAACATTTCCAAGACCCCTCCCATCATTCCTTACGGGTGTTGCAGTTAAACCTATAATGAAAGCATTTGGATAAACTTTTATAAGTTCTTGAAATTGTCCTGAAACAGATCTATGGGCTTCATCTAAAATTACTATATCTGCATTTGGTTTTATAAAATCATCCCTATCTTTTCTTGACGCAAAAGTTTGAATAGATGCTACTTGTATATCTGCCATAGCATTAGGACTTTTTTCTGCCATAATTACTCCGTGATTAAGACCAAAATCCGACAACTTTCTACTGCATTGCATCACCAACTCACGTCTATGTGCTACAAAAAGGTTAAACTTACTCCTTTCCTTTGCCTTCTGCATCATTGATGACGCAATGACTGTTTTACCCGATCCCGTTGGGGCTACAAGTAAAATCCTTTTCTTACCTTTAGAAAAATGGTGTCTTATATCTTCTATCGCTTTATTTTGATAAGGTCGTAGGTTCATATCTTTTCCATATATCGTTTAATTGAAAATAAATTTCTTTTGGATTTTCGGGTGGTGTACAAAGTTTTCCAAAAGTTTCAGCTTCTAGTTTTGCATACTCATAGCTTTCACCTCTTTTACGAATAGCAATTAACATCTTCACTAATGTTCCGTGTCTATCTCCCTCTTTCATTCCATATCTTAAAGTTCCCGAATACTTGCCTTTGTATTGTGGTATCTCATAATTACTAACTTTGTTTTCGGGTCTTTTTAATTTTAAAGTATCTCTAATTTCATCCCTAGTATAAGGTCGTTCATCAATCATACTTATAATTTTTACGGGAAAAGGTTTTCCTTTATGATGATAAAATCCTGCAACTCTCATTACTCTTGGAAGGTCTTTAACCTTACTATCTGCATTAAATTTAAAAGATAATGCTTGTTGGAATAAAGTAAAACTTGCTAATGGAATATCATCTGTAAGCCAATAACAATGATATTTTTTAGGGCTAGTTTCTACTATCATATGGGGTTGTAGTTCAAATTTTTTAGGTAAAGGATAACCATCAAGATCAATAAATACTGCCCTTACTCTTTTAATGTGTTCAGTAGTTCTACCTTTTAAATTAGTTTCATTAACAGTAAAATATATTCCTGCCCCTTTTTGATTTAATTTTGTAAGTGTTTTTAGATGTTCTTCTATAGTTCCGTGAAGTTGTTTTATAAGTCTTTTGTTAATTCCTTTATCGCAAAAAGTTTGAAATGTGTGGTGTGTTCCGAAGTAATTTAAAAATATTCCATAATGTGATTGATCGTTCATTTACAATAATGCCCCACTACTAATCTTCCTTTTTTTGTATAGTACCCTTGATATTGTTCTTTGTTTGTCCATTCGTGGTAAGTAGCCATTCTCTCAACTGTGAACATAAAACTATCCAAACAATTCTCAAATTTCATAGGAAACGAAACATAATTAAGTTTTACGCCTAGAAGTATTATTACGAGTGTTTTCATCTTCCTCCAAACTTTCTTCTGACCATCTTTTTTTAGCCCCTAATTTTCCTGCCATTGATCGTCTTTTTCTATTCATTTTTTGTTCTTTGCGTTCTTCTTCTGCTTGTTTGCAGATAAGGTATGTCTTGCCGTTCTTATCTTTTTCTTTGTAAAATAAATGCTCTATTTTTGGGAATATTATTTTGATCTTGTCTAATCTGCAATTACACATTTTAGACAAAATCTCCATATCATATTCTATTCTGAAACCTCTCCAACAATGACAATAAAGTAAAATATAAGCCCCTTGTTCTTCTAGGTTTATTTTTAATCTATTAGGGTCGCTGATCCAATCGTTTGCGTAAAATTGAAAAGCAGGACTTTGTTCATCAGTTGTTGATTTACGCATTAATAAAATTTTTTTTCGTTAATTGTATCTCTACCTATATGTTGTGCTTTACTAAAAATATGATCTTCAAGAACACTAAAAAATGCTTTTTTTGGGTCTTTTGTATTTCTTGACCATAAATTTAATCTACATAATGCAAAAATAAATATATTGTATGTGCAATGAAAATCAGCAGTAAATCTATCATCATAAGACTTATAAGATAATACATATTTATTCATTAAATTGTGTAATTTTTCGTATTCAGACCCAAATACTTTCTCATATTTTTTTAAATGGTAGCGATTTCGGGCTTTTAGTTTTGATTTAGACATTCTAATCCTTGTTAAGTTTAGTTAAGTTTTGTTTTTACCCCGAAAGAACATTGGTGTCAATAGTATATCTTGTTTGCAGTTGAAGGTGAAGGTGAAGGTGAAGATGAAGATGAAGGGGATAAAATCGCATATGCGATTTAATAGCATAGGGTCATACGTTTGCCATTAGCACATTTATAGCATTGCTATAGCATTGCCATACTTATGCTAGGTTGAAATTAATGTCGGGTCTTATGTATTCAGCTTGAAAATCACCAAGTTTTGATATTTGGATAGCCCTAAAAGGTGGTATTACTTTCCATTTAGATACTGCTGGGTGTGATATTCTTAATCTTTTAGATAAATTCTTACCACCATATTTAGTGACTATTTCTTTTTTTCTATCTACTGCTAGTTTATATTTTGTGTTCTTCATTTGTTCATATCAGAACTAAATTGTTCTTCCGTTGTTATCATTCTCCTTAAAAAACTTGCTCTATCGTGTTCGTTTTTAGCTTCATCTACTAATTTTAATAGACTTTTTGCTTTGTCATAGTGATCGGGTATTACAGAAGAACGATCTACGTTCTGAATATCCTTCATTAATCTATCTCTTTTTGCCTCGCACTCATTTGCTAGTTCGGGTAGTATTCCTGCCATAATTGGCTAATTCCTACCATAATCATTAACTAAAATCAATATTTATATTGACAACAGTTAAGCCATACAATAAACATAGGTTAATTAAATAATAAATAAAGGAAAAAAATATGAGCATAGTCGCAAAAGGTGGTGAAAAATCTAGCAGTTTTCCAAGTGTTTCTGTAGGTGTTCACAAAGCCCGTTGTATTAAGGTCATTGATCTTGGTACTCAAAAGAATGAGTTTGAAGGCAATATAACTTGGAAAAGACAAGCATTGGTGATTTGGGAAACTCCCGATCAAACTAATGAAACATCCGAGCCACTAACAATCAGTAGATTTTACACATTATCACTACACGAAAAATCTAATTTAGGAATTGATCTTACTTCTTGGAGAGGTCGCCCATTTTCTGAAACTGAAAAAAAAGGTTTTGATATTAGTAAATTAATAGGTCACACTTGTTTACTAAATGTCATACAAGGCAATAAAAACAACAAGATTGGGTCGGTAATGCCCTTACCTAAAGGCGATAAAATAGCAGAACAATATCATACGAGTGTGACGTTCTCTATGGATGATTTCCAAAAAGGTAAGAAGGAAACTTTTAATCAGTTATCCGAAGGTATTAGAAATATTATCTTACGTTCAAAAGAGTTAGAAGGTCTTGAACATAAAGATAATGGGGATGATAACAATGGCTCTACTACTGTAGGTCAAGAACCCGTACCATTTTAATGGAATATACTAACGCATCTAATCTCCCGAAGGCGATTGAACGGGCAGTAGCTAACGATCCTTACTCATCCAAAGGGTCTAATATATCTGCTACCCGTTTGATTGCTCCTCCTAGAATAAGAGTTTTAGAAATGCGAAATTGGGATTTATTAAAAGAAGATGTATCTGATAAGATATTCTCTTTGCTAGGACAATCCGTACACCATATCATTGAACGATCTAAACAACGAATTGATTTATCTGAACGTAGATTATTCTATAAAGATGATAAGATCACTAATGGTTGGACTTTGAGTGGGTCATTTGACTATCTTGAAAGAGATGGAAGATTGATAGATTTTAAAGTTACTTCTGCTTGGGCTACTCTTAATGCTTTAGAAAATCCTAAACCCGAATGGGAAAACCAATTAAATGTATTGGACTTTCTATGTCGTAAAAATCAAAAGACTTTAACTAGCTATAGTAAACCTATTAAGGTTAGGTCTTTATCCATTATGGCAATATTAAGGGATTGGTCTAAATTAAGGGTAATGCAATCTGATAACTATCCTAGAAAACAAGTTGTTATGATCCCTGTAAGAAGATGGACACCTAAAGAACAAGACGATTATATTAAAGCTAGGATTAAGCTACATCAAGATGCTGAAAAGTCTAGTAAGCTACCTCTTTGTACGGCAAAAGAAAGATGGCGAAAAGAAGATAGCTATGCTTTAATGCTTGATAAACGTAAGACGGCAAAAAGAGTATTGCCTACTAGGGAAGAAATGGATCAGTATTTAAAAGCTAACAAAATGGTTGAAGGACAAGGTTGTAAAGTTGTATTCAGAAAAGGTGAAGATGTTAGGTGTATGCACTATTGCCGAGTGAATGAGTTTTGCGATCACTATATGAATGTCAAATTCTAAAATTCATAAATTAGTTTTTACTAGAGATACCCTTGTTCAAGGAATACTCAAACGATTTGCCAAACGATCTGATGATGGTATAAAGAAATATGGCAAGACAATGCTACAAGCTACCAAGTCTATTGCACAATGGATAGATGATGCACAAGAAGAAAGTTGGGATAAGATTGTTTATCTTGAAAAGATTAAAATAGAACTTCAAAAGAAGGAAGGGGGAAAAGATGGCAAAAAAGAAAAAGAAAAAGAAAGATAAAAAGAAAAAAAATAAGAAGAAACGCAGATAATTATTGCAAATTTTTTAAATAGGTATAAATGAATATTATGAACTTACCAATATTTTATTTATGCCTATTTATTTATTGGTCTAGTCTTATCTTTCTAACAGTACAGTTATACTAATTTCTTATTCCATCTTCCCTTATCATTTAAAATCATTGGTAGTAGCTTGGGAATACCATCTAAAATAATTCCACATCCTATTATAAATCTTGTTCTAAAGTTTTTTGCATAATTAAAAGCCATAGATTTTTGGTTGATTAAACATCCTACGTTCATAGCAAAGAATATGTTATCGGGATTAGCCCAATAGCTTATGACAAATTTTGTATGGTAGTGTCCTTGTACTGCTGACATACCCATTGCTTGTGATACCTTTGATATATCTGCTGATCTTCCGTGAGTGAAAAAACATTTTTGTCCATTACTCATAGTCAAAGTTAAATCATCTACCCATTTCCATTTCTTCGTACCTAAAAATTCTCCATAGTCTTTTAAGAACTCCCTACTCATTCCGTATTTTAAAGCCCTCCTATACACCAAGCTAGAATGATTGCTCTCTACCTCTACCATCTTCGGAAATATGCCCTCTAATGCCCTTATAAAGCCCCTAGAAGCCCTTAATTCGTGTCCTGCACTATAGAGGTCGGGATCGTGAGTGTGCATATTAATTGCGTGAAAATCTAATAGATCACCTATGTTGATTATACAATCGGGCTTATATTCTTTTTTGATTTCTTCTAAAAATGTTAAACTATCCTTATGATGAAAAGGAATGTGCATATCACTAATGACCAAAATTCTTTTGTTCACTAATTACCCTCTAATGTTTCGGGAATGTTCTTGATACGTTCTATTTCTTCTTTACGGGGATCAACATATTGAATTTCACCATCTTTAATATGTACATCCCTAATCGTTTTGTCGTCTATGATAATATCTTTTAAAATAACAACCATACTGTTGGTTGTATCTTACTGTAATTTATTAAATTTTACAAGATTTCATCACACTAGACAATTCTTCTGCACGTTTCGGAGTTTGCTTTGCCCATTTGCTATCCAACATTTCTTCGGATGCAATTTGATAATCATTTTGTTTTAATGCTCTCCACATATTTTTGAATTTAGATACTCCACCGATACCAAGTTGGAATACCATCTCAATGATGACACATTTGGCTTGATGATGTAGGGGTAAACCACTTATGAGTTGATTAGCATTTGACTTGGCTATGTTAAAATCACTATCAAAGACTTCTTCTAAATCTTTTTTCTTATAGGTCACACCTTCCTTGAATTTATCGGTAGGTAGTACAAGATGACCATATCCAATAGTTTTAAATCCTAGCTGATCCTTATAGATTTTAGGTACAAATCCTTCGTGTTCTTTAATCCTTGCCTTTAAATCACTATAACTCATACACTAATACTATATAACAGCGGCAAATTTATACCAGAAAAATTATCTGTTTATTAGTTGACTAGAAAATATATAGCAACAATAACTACCGCTACTGTGATAGATATTTTCTTATGGGCTTTTGCTAATGCCCAAAGTTCTTTTGCTTTTTCCATACTACCTCCCATTAAAACCATTCATTATTCTAATAACTTTCACTACTTTATCAACATTATTAAGAGTTTCTTTGTGTTGTACATCAAGTGAATTAGCACTTTGCATTAAAAGTAATGCAACTATGATTTGTAACATATATTAATTACAGTTATTTTTATCTAAATCTATTGGTTTGTCACCTTGAAAAAACCATACATAGGATGAAAGTTTAGTTCCATCTTGGGTATAGGTACACTTCTTGCCTACTGAACAAGCAGATAAAGCGAACATCATAATCAGAAATATAAATACTTTATTCATAATCTTCCTATTTTAGTGCGATATAGTATCAAAAATCAAGAGAATAAGCCATTACTTCCTTTTGATAATATCTGCACCTTTAAGACCATAGATAGCAGATACTACCCCAATGAATAGGGCTTGATACCAGAACGGCATATTGTTAAAATACTCAAAAAATTTCTCTACCTTCAACATAATTTCGGGATCATCACTAAAAATAGACCATATCAACAACATCACGGGGGCGGCTACGAGTATCAAAACGAACTCGTCTTTCCAGCCCTGTTGATTATTAGTCATAACGGCTTGTTTGTATTCCAACTCACCCCGTGCCATTCTACTAGCGTGGGTAGCTTGGGCATCAGCCATTAACATTTTAGTTTCTTGACGCTTTTTATAGATATGCGTACCTGCGTTTAAAGCTAATTTAATTGCACTAAACCACATACTAAAATAATAATGTTACTACTACAAAAATAAATATTGCAGATATAACTGCAACACTTACTCTATGTCTTGGCGATAGATCACCCCACATATCACCAACAAATATGAAAAATTCTTTCATAGTAATCTCCCTATAGTTTAACAAACTTTAATACTGCTACTATTAAAGCAATCAAAGACCCTACTACAAAAATTGCTTTAATACCACCTTTTCCCATTGACATTTGATGCTTTAAACTTTCTATATCTTTACTGTTTTTTTGAACATCCTTATGAATTTCTGTTAATTTATAACAGATTACATCCATTGATACTTTACTCTCAAATTTAGGTATCGACTTTTTTTTCATTTTCCTCAATCTGTTTTTTAGGTAGACACCAAAATTTGATAAAAGTACGATTACTCTCTACTTGTTCTACTGGCATTTTAGTAATAAATTCGTGGGCTTTAGAATAACCATTTAAAGCACATTCACGATGACTAGAATAAATATGTTCGTTCATTGGAGGAAAACAAGTACCTGCTACTGAATAACATATTTGAAATATTAACATAAATTTTATCATCGCTTTCTTCTATACCATCTTCTTTTTTTGAGAAACCAAGCATATACTTTATTCGTTGTTCTCTTTCTTCTTTTTATTCTTCTTCTTCTTCTTCTTCTTCTTCTTCTTCGTCTTCTTCTTCGTCTTCTTCTTCTTCTTCTTCTTCTTCTTCTTCGGCATCTGCCGCAACAG